TTCTAATTCAGTATGATTTAATAATGGGCTATGACTCATTTCATTTTGATATCCCGCCTGTTCGCTGTCAATACTATCATCAAAATCAGTTGATATCATACGAACCATGCTAACATTGTAACCACATAGTTGAGCAAGTTGTTGCACCATTGGTTCTGTGGCTGGGTATCTAAACTCAACTTTAATCAATGTCACACTTTCGTTCTCTAAGTTAGGAAAACCATATGGTGATTTCTGTATTGGAGTACTTTTTGGCTCACCAATTTCCACTGGGTCAAACTTTTTTAGATTGTACTTAAACATATCTAAAAAATTCTTATCAATGGTGCCGGCAATTTTGATAGTGTAGTTGTAAGTGTGTACACTTTCCATGATATATTGTTTAAGGCTTCGCATTTTTTATTCCTGTATATATTATTTATCTTTTTAAGTGGATTTTGCTGCCAACATCTTAAGTAGGTCGTTTCTATCAAGTTCTCTGCCTTCTCCTATTGGAGTAGCCTCAATCTCTTTGTCCCTACTTGTTTCTTTTTGATCTAGTTGTGCTTTTTTCAATTGCAAATCAATCATCTTTAGCTTTTTATTTAGTTTAGCAGTTTTTGCAGTAATAGCATGTCCTAGCATAGTTCCAGCAACATTGAATATCTCACTAGCATACCTGCTATCTACTTGCATCCCAAGGTCAATCAAGTCTTTGTAACTACTTGTGGCCATTTCAGCTAATGAATCCATCTCATCATCTGCGGCTTCTAATCCACGTACTTGTGGTAATGCTTGTTCTATTTTTGATAGATTATTTAATGCCTCAGTAGTTATTTCCTGAGCGTTTTCTGGGGTTGGTTTTGCCAAGTTGTCTATATCGTCTTGATCAAGTTCAAAAAGTGCCTCTAATTTTTTGTTCATAAAAGTATTTAGTTACTTTCGTGACCCATTTCTAAAAAGATCATTTTCTTTAATTACACGAAAAGCAAAACCTTGCATTTTACAATATGCAGTAGCCGCTTGCCATTTAGCATGATTAACTGCTACCACTGCTCTGTCTCTTGCACTTGCGGTTCTACTTTCAATTAGACTTTGTTTCTTGGGTTTAATTTCTACAACTTCAGCAATTGCTTTGCCAAATTTGTTTTGGTAAACAACAAAGAAGTCTGGAATATACATATGCATCTTTCCGTCTAATGGACTACGATAAGGTACAGACATTGATTCACTAGCCCAATGAGTTACACTTTTGTGTGTATCACAGAAGGTCATAAACGTTAATTCCCAACCTGATCTGTATTTTGGCTTATGCTTACCTACGTATTTTTGTGGATTTTTGGGAGTGAATATACCTTGTGCATAATTAGCCATACTTATTGCACAATATTACGTGCTACCGGTTGATTTGATTTTGGTATGATGGCTATGCCATATAATGACGTTTTGCTTTTAAAACTATTAAGATAATAAGCAAGAATTTGATTCATTTCCATCTTCTTTGTACCTTTGATTTGGTCTATTAACTCTAATACAGGTATCTGTGTTTCTTGTGCTATTCTAAATAACACCGCAGTGAAATTAGCTGCGATATTTTTAGTAGCACACACAGATACAAAATATGAATATACAATATCATATTCCACTGCATTAACCACTGCGTTAAATGCATAGAATGAATCAAAGATTCTAACTGTTTGATCTAAGTTTGTACGATTATCTATAATTTGAGGCATGCTTATCCTTTCTTACGGGACTTGTTTTCCGGCGTAAGGATTAGCACCTACTTGTTGTGGTGAGGATTTTGCCCCTGCTAACTTTGCTCCGGCAGTTCCAATAGCACTTTGAATAGCACCAAATATAGGAGTTGCTACAGTAACATTTCTATTTGGAGTTCCGCCTACTGAATTAATTATACCATTAACAACTTCTGATTTTGCAATATTCAATATATTTGTATTTTTAAATGTGTTATATGTAGTACCGGCTGCTTGAATTGCACCTAATATATTTCCATTAGCTAACGCATCTAATGTACCGCCTACTCCATCAACTAATCCACCTTGACCTAATATATTTGCATTTGAACCGGGTCTTGCTATAGGGCTTAATGTTCTATCGTAGTTAGCTTCGTCACCGAATCCAGTAACAATGTTGCTAGGACTTTTACCATCTATTGCACCTTCATTATAAACTACTGTTTCGTAATCTACTGTCATTTGATGTTCCATTGTTCCATTGCCCTGTGCATAGTCATATGTATCATGGCTAAAAGATGTTATTATAGGATTGATTAATGTGTAAGCTACAAAATTATGTTGGTTGAAACCAAACACTGTTATATTTTTAAAGAAAGGTATTTTTTGACCAGTTGGATCGCTAGTACCCCCTTGGTAACCCCAACTCTCGTTCCCTGTAATAGATGGTTGATATTGCGTTCTACTATTATATGTGGCATCAGTTGCACCTGCGACTCCGCCACCACCTGTTAATTGTGGTGTTGGGGTAGCTCCTCTTGCACCATTAAACACTACTTGTGGTTTTGTTCCATCCGAATAGTAGTAATTGTAATAACCCTTCCACATTCTTCTAATTGCATTTCCATTATCGTCATGGAACGCAATAGTTATTGGATCGTATTTGATTTTTGTTTGAATAATACGTTTACGATTATATTGATTTAATGTAGTAGTCTCAAAGTTAAAGCTGGGTAGTTTTACTGTTTTAACTAATAGTCCGTAATTGGTTTCTGGCAACCCAGTTGGATTAAGTTGAAAGTAAACATGAAATAGAAACTTAAATTTAGGTGCATTTTGATATGCATTGGGTCTAAACGTTTTGCTAGCGTGGGTGTAATCACGAAGGAAATCGCTGCCGAAAAATGCTCCGGCAGCGTCTTTGAGAACGTTTTGAAAAAATCCAGACATGCTAGATTTATTTAGTTAAGATTCTTATTATAAAGAACCACCAATACCTGTAGCAATTGAACCTAGTGTACGAGCAATAGTAGAACCAACACCTGAACCAATTGGTGATTGAATTGCGTTATCAAAACGTATTGTCAATGCAATGGTTACTACATCACTAGTACCATAGTTCAATGTATTATAGTTAGCAGTTTGTAAGAAGCAACCATAACATTCCCAAGTTTCTAATACGATTGGAGCAGTTGTACCATTGCCACCGTCTAAGATTTCAATGTTTGTTTGAAACTTGTAGTCTTGCCCAGATGCAGCACTAGCTTGTTCAACAAAGTCCATTTGTTTTTGTAATTGTTGACCAACTAATTTTGTCACACTGTTTGAAGCATCATCACGAATGTTGACAGATAATGTTTGCCAAGCATGTTTGCCTGCCAAATACATTGTTGAGTTGTAAATTGGTAATGTAATTTCAGTAAATTGAACATTTGGTCTAGAACAATCAATAACTTGTTTTGTTAATTCAATTGTACTTGTATTTGTTCCAAAATTCAAAAAGTTAACTCTGAATCTGAACTGTAGTTTTGGCATTAACAAGCCCTGATTGCCACCGGCATTATCAGATGCTACTGTCATGTTGAACAATGATTGTGAGGCTGTTGCCATTTTATATTTCTCCTATTAATCTTATTTATCTTAAATAAACTGATAACCCCCGAAGGGGTTATTTTAGTTTAATTTAATGATGATAACTCACCTGTGTTTAACACACGAACCGGGATGTAGATAAATTCAGCTGCCTTGACTGGTTCAAGTGCAACGTCTACCCAAAGTTCATTTCTATCAATTCTTGCTGGTGTGTTATTGCTTTCATCACATATAACAAGATAATCATAGATTCCACGTTTTGCCTTCAAATCAAGCATCAACGTTTGAATAACACCTTGAAGTTGCTGTCTTGTCAATGCATCGTTAGGTTCAAATACAAACGGTCTTGCTGCTAAAGTTAATTGTCTACGTACATAAGCAATTAGTCGTGCAACGTTAGTTCTATCTAGTGCGCTAGCACTATTGAAACTTGTCTTATTACCATAATTCAACAAACCAATACCAGTAAAGAATACTAATGGATTAATAAAGTTAATGTACAACACATCACGAATACCAATGCGTGTCTTAATCGTTATAAATTCACCAGTTGTACTGTCAACATATCCAATATTTGTAGCATTGTCAATATTACCTCTACGTGTACCTGCTGCTGCTAACCAAGGATAAGCGACTGTATCATTTCTGATAAATGTACGCAACATCATATGACTTGGGGGAACTGCAACTAAGTTACCACTTAAGTCGCTTGTAATACCGCTAGGATAGAACAAACCTAAGTATGTATTGCGAGTTACACAACCTTCTTCACCGGTGCTTGTAGCACCTGCGGCGTTAGTTGCCCATGCTTGAATTGCTGTAGCATCTGCTGGCAATCGCATTGGGGTGTCACCTAAGATATAACCTGTATCTCCTCGATCAGCATTTAACACAACCATGTTAGGTTGTAGTTCCGGATAACCAGGAGTGGCCATCAAGTTAAAGAAATTATCTTCATCACGAATGTCATAGTTAGTATCCATTGTTGAACGTAGTGCTTTTACAACCATGTTACGTTGTGCTTTACGACCCATATACGGAGCACCATTTGATTGTAATCCACTTACACTTAGCCATGTAGCTGTTTCTGTTGGCAAACTTTCATCAGGGAAACTAATACCGTTGAAGTAATTTGTTTGATATGATTTAACATTGTAACCTGAACGGCGTGTGTTAAACAATAACATACCTGTTGGATATAATGCTGGATTAGGAGCATCTAAGTCTAAGTAATCACTAGACAATAAGCTAACGATACTTGGGATAGGATCATCAACTACATTGGTGTTGTCATTAGTTGCCCAACGTGCATCAGCAAATAATACACCCTT